GCTACATCCGTGGTTACATTATCTAATGCATCCTGAAGCTGGAAAGCACCAACAGCGGGGTTAGCCAAAGATAGGGGAGGGTTGGCCGCTGCAACTCCTGCTCTTTCGTTATAAGTAAATTCAGTAGTCCGTAAAAATGGACGAATATCTATAATATCTTTTGCTACTATGTCTGTGGAGCCCTTGTTTACTACGATGTATGCAAGGGGTAGAGCGGTCTGCCCTATAAGTTGGTAATCATCTGCATCTATATTTAAAGCCAATAGGGGAGCCATGTTAACTAAATCATCAGGAGATGGGAAACTTCCATGTACTTTATTCCCATCAATATCCTTTATCCCTAAATTAGCAGTGACATCCTTATCGTTTATATTAGCTACGATACGAGTAGAGCCTACAGCACCTGGATCATTACATCCAGCCGCTGTTTGAATACTAACAGGGCTTGTTGAATCAGACTTAGAGATACCAATACCTGCTCCCCTAATGATACCAAGAGTAGGTTGGTACATAGTTTTCTGTGTGGTTGTGGCAGTATCACAAAATCCATCACTAAAATCTTGTGTGGCAGCAGAGTTTGAATCTATAGGGACACTATACAATACTAACAGATCAATTCTTTGGTTTGCCCCAGGTATTGGTACTGCTGAACCCGCAGAATTATGATAATAAAAATCATCATCCTTCCATTCTGGTATTTCAATCTCAGATCCGTCAAAGTCTACTACCGCTGTACGGAATACCCCTCTCCACATTTTTACAAAACCTAAATGGATTTTAGATAAGTTCTCATAAGTATATGTGGCATTGGAAACATTTTTTCCAATAATTAGACCAAGTGTGGTTGGAGTTAGTGGTGCAAAATTAGACTGACCAGGCCAAGTTGCTGATCCACGCAACATGTCAGGGCTTCCCTCTGAATTATTTTTAGATGTGGACCACCTACCTCCCATTCCTCCAGGAGAAGTATGGAAGGTATAGGTATACTCTAACCCGTTTAGGTTATATGGGCTACCTGTGGTTCCTGTACTAATAAAAGCACTCCAGATCTCGTCTCTCTTATCCGTACTAAAGGTTTCCATTAAAGTGGGAATTAAAGTAGTTCCTCCCACAGAAGTACCTTGTAATGCTAATTGGGATAAGGGATTCCTTATATCAAAGGCATCATTAACTCTGGATGTAAAGGTTCCTGGATTAACTCCTACAAACCTTCCACCTACTGGCTTAGGTTTAAGCTGTTTAATATTTGTAATATTAATTTCACTGTTTTCAGTTAGGAAAGTAGAAGCACTCCCCTTCCCTTCTACTTGATTTTTAATATATAGAATATTCTCTTCCAGTTGCATTATAGGAAGATTATCAACCTGATAAAAATATGGGTCATTTGCCTTGTAGTACCTAATCGGTTGAGTAAATTTGTATGGAGTTGCCATTATAAGTCTCTATCTAAATCAAACAGGTTTGCAGACCCTAACCCTATCCCGTGAGTGGCATCAGCAGCGTAGAACCCCTCTCCTGGGTAGTCTGTGGTGGATTCGTAATAACTAAATATCTTCTTCCTGCCAGAAGTACCTAATGTACCATTCTTAGCATTAGCGAAAGTATTCATAGCTGATTCGTCTAGCCAAATCCTAGCCTCCGAATCACAAGGCAGCATAGCTGAAGTGTAGTAGAACGAAGACGCAACATTTTGTACTTGCTGATCTGCGGGTAATGTTTCTATGTACCCACTAAATCCTAAGTCCTGATATATTGCACTCACACTTGCAGGAGGAGTTGCACTACAATCAGAGGATGTTGAATACCCTTGAGCGAACAATTGGTATGGGGTTCCTTTTATTAAAGTTGCATCGGACGGAAAATTATACCCCATACTATTAAAAGCAGTGGGATTTTGCGGAGGCATATAGAAATGTCCTGCTGCTGTCTTTGGATGCCCTAAGAATTTAGCTTTAGGGTGTGGAGATACATAAATTCTAAAGGGACCAACATTTTGGAAAGTGGTTCTTCCATAATAACCCAAACCTCCTCCATGATTAACACCTTGTCCAAAAGTATCCAATACGCTAAGGCTTGAAGTATTAGGCGTAGATGAGGGAGCCCCAGAAAGCGGTGTCCATGCTGCTCCCGATACCCAACATGCACTAGGTCCGTAATAAATACTACTAAGATCTTGGGGGTGTGTAGTCCCTAAAGCATTTAGAGTTGAATTGCCTGTAGATAGGTAGGAAGCATGTAATTCTGAGTTATCCGCAATATTCCAAATTCTAAGAAGTTCACAATGACCTACTGTAGAGAAGTCGTAATATGCACCTGAGGTGTTTTGCCATCCCACGGGGAAGGTCACATTCTTTACATTGACTTGGCTATCCCCGACTGCCCTAACACACATACCTCCATATGACAGCCCAGACACTGAGTCAGCTGCTGGCAAGCCTATTTCTTTTAGAGGATTCGCTGTCGCTGGGACAGTTCTCGCGGATGTAACCACGAGGGCGGCACCCGCAGTTGAGGGGAATTTAGCTTGGTTCACCAAATTATAAGAAGTATAGTTTACAAAGGGATTTGGATAAAACTGTAAGTATCCAGAAGCACACAGAGACGATAAGGCATACCCACCTGTACCTGTTGGGTAGTCTTTATTTGTAAGGTACTTACTATCCCAGTGTTGGTGATAGTCTCCCATGTCGTGAATGTCAAGTACAGAGTTTCTATTAGCCACTAAACAGGCTCTTGTTGCATGTAGATCTACCTTGGTGTGATTACCTGTATCCCCCAAGTTCCATCCACTAGCATCTATAATGCCGTCCTTGTGGTGCGGACCAAATTCTATAGTTGATCCGTCTTCGGCCAGTGCATCAACACCAAACTGCCCTATGAATGTGGGTCCCGCAACGTAAACATGGGAACCAGTTCCTGCATAAACCCCTGCTATCTTTTGTTGCTTAGACCATTTCTGTGGACCTAAGATTATGGTATTATCGTTCTTATGCCCAAACATATCAAGATTACTATTATTTGTGACCCTAAATGCAGCACCCTTTATAGCACCTGTTGCTTGGTAAGCGGTAGCGAGTTCGTCTGCTACATCCAAGTTTAGATACTTACACCCTACCGCATTCATGTAAGATCCGTTATCCACTACAACCGCAGGTAGAGTTTGTTTGGTTGTAGTAGCACCCTCTACCCTACTCTCTACTTGATGGTTTCCACTGAAGGATAATCTCTCATAAACAGAATCCATACCGCTTACATAAGTGGGTACAAATTCAGATGAGTCTAATAATACATGTTGGCCGTTAGCCTCAAAATTGGTTACAGGATAGAACGGACCAGCCTCATAACCAGTAGCGGTAGCATTTTTGTTATAATTAAATATGGATCCCTTGGCGACTAAACCCCCTTCGGCGTTATTATCAACCGTAACTTGGGAGACTTTACACACAGAGTTTTCTAAAAGAATTCCTATTTTGTTCTGGAAGGAAGCTATTCTATGGCTTGTATCAATTAAGGATTCTTTTGCCCGAATACCTTCTTGTACATTAAAGAAGGTTTGTAAGACAATAGTTTCTGACCCATCAACTTGTGCAAGCGAGTCACCTGCCATATTAGTCCCCTTCCTTGTGTTAGGGGGGGTTATAATATTAGAATTATTTAAATCTATCCCTATTAAATTTCTATAGAAGCAGAACGGAGAATCAGCAGGTAATCCCTTGCCATTCTCTGTGGACGCGCTTAAAGTTACATTAGAATTATATGCTCGTAACCCAGCAGTAGGATTAGTTGTTACTTTAGAATCTAGAAAGTTAGGATTAGTTTCCAATTCATAATTATGAAAAGCAATAAATCCTCTACTCAAAATTACATTAGAATTATTTAACTGCATCCCTGCATCCGTACATCGCGCAGCAGTACAGTTCTCTATGACCACCTCAGAGTTTGTTATATCAAATCCAACTTTTGTAGTCTGTGACCCCGCAGCAGTTATATTAGCTTGGCTTGCTCCGTCAACGCAGAAGCCTCTAATGTACACTTTTCCTGCACAATCTTTTACGGAAACATTACTTAAGGAGTTTGCATACACAAACCCTATAGTTCTCTTGGTACTTAATGGAGCAACAATACCAGCCCTTTGCTGTGCAATTCCGTTATTAAGCACCACAGTATCAGAGCTAACAGAACTATCCTCATAAATATTAACATTAAACTGGTTTGCATTAGCCGCCCCAGTACTAAGTAAGGTCCCAGCAGTATCATTAAATCTTGAAGAAATGGTTACTGTTTTTCCAGCATTCTCCCCCACTACACCCCACTCAGGGTTTAGTACAAAGGCTCTTGTATATTTATTCCACCAACTCGTCTTATCTGGGTTTTTAGAACCAACAACAACTCCCAACCCTAAAGACTTAGAGTCTGTCATCGTATTGCTTGCGTCTGCGGAGGAGAAAGTTAATATAGCACTAGCATTAGCATTCACTCCCGAAACTGCGGAGGAGGGTGATGTTGAACTACCACATAAAACTTTAGCAAAGCCTCTATTAATTATCTCTATACCTGCTCCAGAACCTTCAAATTCTTTACTCTCTAAACGTAAATCACCTAAGGAACCGCTTGTACATACCTCAATTATTACTGGGAATCTGAGGGTGTTTGGTAGAGCATCAATAGCTGCGGATACTGTCCCAAAAACCTTCTTGTTGTCAATACCACAGTCGGATACTGTCAACATTAAACCGTCTACAGATGAGGCGGGATATCCTGCCATCTCATATAAGAAATTATCTCGATCTTCTAAATCATAGATTGGGAGGTTATCTTGCTCCCAGTTATAGAATGCGCTGGAGTCGAACTTGTATACAGGATCTACCCAGTTATTAATTAACTGACCTGTGCCAGATGCTAGATATAAATCTTGAGGTAAAAATGCCATGTTAAAAGTTCAAAGTCCATTTAAATACTAATGCAAAGTCGTTAGTTTTTGCTATATTTGTGAAAGGTCTATAAGCAACTAATTGAGACCTTTTCGTATTTCTTCCTAAGGGATTCTGCATAAATAACCCAACTTCATTGACAGTTAAGTTATTACAGGACTCCTTATCTATGTAAAGTATATAGGTAAGAGAATTAAGATCCACTCGTTTAATACTATTATCAGAGATCAGACCAAAAAACCAAGTATCTCCATAACTTCCTCCTACCGTGGGCTTCGCCCCTCCATCCCAGTCCATTAATTCGTGCGCCTCTAAAGGTAGAAAGGAATCAGTGGTGGTTTGGTATTGGGAACCACCCCCTACTTGCCCCAAAGCGGAAACCAAGCTAGTTTCAGACACGCCATACGAGCCAACCTTAGTATCCCCAGACACGCCTATTTGGAAATAACGAATTTGGAAATTAGTTATATCCGCAGCACCTGACCCTGCGTAAAGAAGTCCCAGACCAACACCCATACCTGATGTGATGGTATTGGGATCATTAAGAACCCTTTCTTCGGTCCCATCCCCAAAAACTTTATATATTTCGAGATGTCCTGAAACATTTAAATTATCATTATTACTCATCTTTTACCTACTTATTATAGCTAACTATACTCCTGTATAATGGTTATCTACATTGGTAGATATACCCAAAAATCCAACTGACCAATGGACAACTAATGAAAACTCAGAGGTTTTTGTTACGGGAGTAAAACTTCTATAAGCCATCAATAGAGGGGAGTCTTCTTTAAACCCTTTTGGGTTCTTTGCAAATAAACCTATTTCACTTATTTCCTTACCGTTTCCTGTTTTTTCATCTAACACAATTTCTGATTCAAAGGAATCCATAAAAAACTTGGATAGTCTTCCTTCTTTGATCTTGGAGAAATACTCATCAGTACCTGAGAACGCTATTGAGGAGAGCACAGCACTAGTAAATAAAAGCTCCGTATAGGTGCTCCCCCCATCATCTGTGGAGGCATTAAACCCTCTATACTTACTTTCTACAATAAAGTCTGTGTCGTCTCCGTAATCATCCCAACTAAATGGGGTACTAAGATGATAGAAATAACTAGATGTAGTAACAGCAGGATCATAATCCATAGAGCTTGTTCCCACTTGAAAATAATAAGGAGAGTAACTATCTGTATTTAGGGATCCTCCCCCTCTTTGTATATCAATAAAGGAAGACCCTAGACCCGCAGTAACCAGATTAGCTCTATCTACTATTGTGTCTTCAGTTCCATCACTGTAAACTTTACAAATTGTAATATGTCCTCTAAGCATTTCCTGTTGCCCTAAAATCTAGTGTCCATCTTATTTTTAAATCTGCATAATTTAAAGAACCTGCTGTTGCTCCGTTATCACTAATTCTTGATAAATTATCTATAAATTTCTTAGAACTAAATAGTCTATATCTAAGTGGGTTGTCTATTGGATCAAAAACAAAGGGAGGAGAAGAATATTTAAGTGCTTCCTTTATATCCACAGTCCATAACCCTATGTTGTATATACCCCCATAAAGGTTAGCCAGCCCAAGATCACCAGACAACACGTTAGTTTCGTATACTACCCTACCATTATTTTGATAAGATGCAGCTTGAGAAGACACAATTAATCCGTGTCCTGACAAGGTTACACCGTTTCCATCATCTCCAACTCTTTCATTTATAGGATCATAAACCCTACCCACATATCCAGAAATATCCATAGAGCTTGCTTCATTAAAGCCGCTGTTATAATTTCCTGAGACAATTTGATTTTCAAAAGCAGCAGACGTTGTTAAACTACTGACCATAGACCAGTTTGTACCTCCCGTGCTAGACCCTTCAGGAAAACATCCTAATTGATAAGCATTTACTCCAATATAATTATTAGGTACACCATCAGAGGAGTTTTTAGCATTCCATAAAGAAGATAAATTATTCTGTTCTATAAATTTAGACTGCAAAGCAAACTTCTGTCTATAGGGTATTAAATTTAAATTTTGACCCAAATCAAAACCCGTAACCACAGAGCTTAAAGAAAACTCTGATTCCGTATTAGACCCCTCTAATCGTCCGTCTAAGGGGTCGGGGTATGTGGGGAGTCCAGTATAGGGGTAGTACGAGGAAACATCAGGAGGACCGCTCACACGGACGATAGGAGCACTAGCCGCAGACTCCAACCCAACTCCAGAGAAAGACCTACCCATAGCCAACGTGGATCCTGAGAAGTCCCAATTATTGGGGCATACTCCGTCTGTCCTAAATTGAAGCTCCGTTGGGAATTTACCTACCTCAAGTTGGCACCCATATATATAAGCACCTCCTGATGCGCCACCATCAGTACATAGCGCAGGATAAAAAACCGCTTCTATCCCTGAAGTTGCGGAGGGAGAAAGAACGGAAACCCAAGCCCTATACCAATTATCCCCCGCATATTCTACTCCAGCATTTGCTTCCCAATTAGGAACAACCCAGCCATTTGCCTCTGTTCTGGCAGATTCAGTTCTCCACGTTTGGTTTACGCCACTTATAGACCCATTAGTTAGATCAGTATATAAATTAATAGCGGTTCTTGCATTACCTAAACCCGAATCTCCGCTGTAACCATCCCCCTTACTTGTTAGCTTTATATGTATACCTCCATGATCAGTATCATCGTTGCTGTTGCAACCAGTGTTATTAATGGGGTAATCACCAAAAGCTTGTTTTGTGTATAGGGACCAACACAACCAAGTATCTTGAAAAGCACTTGCGGTAAAATCTACTCCCCCATACCCTTCAAGCATACGGCACGGATGGAAGTACCCCGAAGTAGCTCCAGCGGCGAGATTTATATCATCATCCACCACCGTAACAACATGTGCGGTAGAGGAGGGTATATTAGAAAACATTGAGGGGGGCGAAACTTCAGGAGTAGAACTAATACTATTAATAGTCCCACCAACTACTGAAAATAAATCTGTGGACGAGGGTGTTGAGTAGGGATTTAAATTTCTATTAGCTACTGTTAGTCCAGGTGACGGACAAGTATAAGAAGAAACAGGATAAGCATGGGCATTTCTGAAGTACCCCTGTGCGTCCTTTCCAAAGGATATGGCCTGTACAACCCAGTTTGAAGTATCCATAACTCTAGGTGCAATACCCAAAGTGCTTGAGGGTGCAGTAAGCATATCGACAATAGTTTGCCCTGCTCCGTTTACGACAAGATTATCCTCCTCGTAAACAAGCTTTTCTCGATCTCCATCTAAGACCGCAAATATTTCTACCTTACCTTTCATACTTAGCCTTCTACTATATTTAACTCTGTAAGATTTCCGTAGCTTCCACTCACTGGATCATACATATGAGATTGTGATCTATAATTCATCCTGCTGCCTCCACTAACCTCCATCACACTTGAAGTAATTGTTGCATTTTTACTAGCTAGTCCCGTACTTATATCTTTAAAGAATCTAAATACAGCCTTTAAATCATTAGAATCTAATTGTGCATCTCCATATTTAGTCTGTATTACAGCTTTATTATAGTTCGTGATATCTCTAATAGAAATGTCCTCAAACACTATAAACTTAGTATTACTTCCCTGAGAAGCAAATAATTCTAGTGTATATTTTTGATTTGTTCTGTGTACTTTTCCAAAATTCTGTAAGTAGTCCCCTGTTGGAGTAAGTGCTTTGTTATTTTTTGTTGTAAACCTAAACTTAAGCTCCTGTAAAGTATTCTCATTTATATTAGCTATAGCTTGGGGGTTTGATCCAGGAATAACGGTCTCTACAAAAAGAGGCTCCCAACACCTTCTGTCATAAACATCAACAGTAATTGGTGCCAGATCATTAGATCCTCCCTCCCCAGATCCCGTCATGCTGTCTAAGTTCTTTACAGCAAATTCTTGGTTCTGTGCTAAATTTCTGACTTGGTTTATTCCGTTAGCAACAAAAGCGGTAGTGTCATAGGAGTCCCACTTATCTAGATGCACACCACACTCATCATTAATCCCTAAAGGAGAGTAAGACCAGATCTTATTATTTTCAGGTTCTGTGTGTATCCAAAACCCCAAAGATAGCCCCCCAGTCAGAGAGCTGCTAACGTCCATGCAATGAGCCTTAACCGTAACCTCGTACTCATGCTCTGGCTCTAAGAAGTTTCTAGACTTGTTAGTTAGATCAGAGTTATCAATCTTTATCCTAACCCTAGGCAATCTATCGCTTCCCTCTGGGCAGTGATATTTAATGATTTGGTTATTTATTAAATATTTAGCAAAGGAGTATTTATTTTGATCATTTCTAGATAAATTAAAGATTGAGAATATCGGATGACTATCAAAGGTAGAGGGGGTAGAGGTATCCACCAACTCAACAGCACTAACCAAGTGATTATTTCTAAACTCTGGGTTTGTTAGATATACATCAGAAGCATCAGATGCGGTATATGTTCCCACATCTGCATGAGTACCCGAAACTCCCGATGCACTAAGCACCCCGCTTCCTCCATAATACGACAAATCAACTTCGTATACAGGAGAACTTGCAGCAAAATACCCGCTAGTTCCTAATGCAGATCCGTCAATATCAAAATTAGAGTTATAAATTAATGGTCCAAAAGTATGGCTAAACAAGTTAGGAATACCCATTAAGTTATAGTTATTGTTAGTACCGTGGCCTCCGTATAAGCTGTTGTATACGTTATAAAATGCAGACACCTTTCTTCCAAAAGTAAAGTGTTCATAATAATTTAAGGATTGATCTTCGGCCTCACTATTTATTAGGTAGTTTCCAATTGATCTTGGTACATCTATTCCTCCATAAAGAGCAGCTTCCCCATACCAAGAACTAAAATTAACAGGATTTATGAGATTACTACTAACGGGCCAAGAAACATTCCTACTTCCGTCCTCATTAAAGTAACCCGAAACTATGGAGCTTGCCTGTAAATATTTCTCTGCATCGTGTATCTTGTTCATCATATAGAGAATTTCAGGCAATTGCCCTCTTCTACCGTAGGTTACACAAGAAGATGTTGGTACGTTTTGTTTAACTCTAGAAGCAAAAGTATTACTTATGTCGTACCCAAACATAGAGCTTGGGGATAACAGGTTCTGGCATATGTCCCATACTGGGTGGAGGTTGGAGGTATCTATCAGTTCCCCGATTCCGTTGCCCCAATCATTTTGTCTCTTAGCTACTTCTTTAAAATCCATTGATGAGGGTATAAACCCTAAAGGTAAATAACCTAGAGAAGAGGAATAGTAAGTGGTGGATAGTTCTAAACTTCCTGGATTATTCTTCCCCCCTCTAGTGAACATCTTGTTCTCTGGGAGAAGGTTGTGGAAGTTTCTCCTACGCAATGAGTTTCTTGGGACTGATGATATAAAGGAGGTGTTTCCAGATAGCAATACATCGTTTATATTATTTACATCTGTTCTATGGAACCTTTTAGGGGTAAGTCCGTTGGCGGCGGCAAGAGCCTCCATGTCTAAGGCACAAGTCCCATAATTGGTAGTAACGTGGGCTGATCCTTCATACAGATTATTAAAATTAGGTCTCCACTCTCGGCAATCATTATCAGCCAAGGCATCCAAAGCATCTGCTACATCAGACACGGAAAGCAAAACACGAGACACAGCATGAGCAGGTATTACTTGATCTAATACTCTCATTACTTTTGTCATTCCATACTTCGACGTAGAGTTAAGCTGCTGCGATGACCAATCAAAGGTACTAGAATCGAAGGACATTAAGAAGTGAGAAGACTTGCCGTTCCACATACTTAACAGGCTTACGGGATCTGGTGTCTTCTGCTTAGTTGCGTTCTTTAATATAGTATTATAATTTGGTGGATACTGCTTGTCTTTTGTAAAGATTAAAAAGTTATTAATAACTTTTGAAAGATCAACACTGTTTATAAGATTATCATTTAAGTACTTTCGTACTTCCTCTGCAAAGTTCTTATCCACGCCATAACAGATTAAATAATATTTAATTCTATCTAGCATATTATCTGTTACAAAAGTTTGTGTGTAATACTGCCTCTTCTCATAGGGAGGTACTAAATAAGGTCTATCCCTATAGAAGAATACAAAATTAGGATCATAATCTAAAACTAGGTCCTCAGAGCTAGAAGTGTGTACATCCCCCGTCATAAATGTGGGCCAATTATAATCATTAGGATCATACTCACCACTAGGGGGCATTATATGATAAACACCTGTATAGGCTTCTCCATCTAAAAGAAGCTTAGGTTGGGGGAAGGGCTCACCAGCTAACAAGAAGCTATTTGGAAATTCTCGAACCAAATCAAACAGAATCTTATCTACCAAATACTTAATATTGGTATCCATACTATTCGGAGAATAGTTAGCCACTCCAAACTGCCGCGCCAGCGCGGGGGTATAAACATCCAAACTATCTAAAGCGGGGGAACTTGTAGCTAAAGAATAGTAGAGTATATCAGGAATATAGGATTCCCACAACTCAGATAAAGTATCGCTAGTAGTTACATTAAAGACTCCTGTAGAGAATAAAGTATCCAACAAATATTGAATAGATCTACGGGTGCCCTTCATCTTATAAATGTCTACAGCGTTTCTAAGTTGAACTCTCCACTTATCAACATCAGCCCCTATAAACTGCCATCCAATAAGCTCTCCTAGTAACTCTAAAAACTCATCAGGGCATTTGCCTATATCGTAAAGAACCCCTATCTCGTTATGCTCAGTCAGCCTGTCGCTCATACAGAAAGACATGGCCTGTAAGAATCTAGTAAGGGGTCCTGCCTCCTCAGTATCCGTTATAAGGACACCATCATCACTTACTGTTGAAGTTGCAAAGTAATTACTGAAGGAATCTTCTACCTTAGTATCTGGGGTGTCCATAAACTGCGGAGAGTATACCACGCTGTTAAGTGTTTGAAGTCTATCTAATAATTGGGTTCCGCTAGTCCATGTTCCAGCACTAATGTCTACAGAAGAAGTATAGTGCTGTGGTGTAATCCTATCTGATAACCCCCAATACTGCTCGTTCTTCCAAAGATACTCTTGATAAATATTAAGAGTATCTTCTAATTCTACGGATCTTCCCTGCCAAAGAGTGTCCGTAAGCAATGTGGCTATGGAGTTAGATGGATCAAATCCACCTGCTGGTCCGCCTCTATTTAGGAAATAAACCCACCCTAGATTATTAGCCAAGTACTTGTATGTCCCTGAAGAATCATTAGCGTAAGCACTGGCCGTTAGGGTAGCTAAGTCCTTGTCCGCCGTTGTAACAGCAGGGATAGATGGTAGAAATGTTCCACTAATATATGACAAGAAGGCTTCGCTTGTGCTGTATTCAGAATACTTCCTACCTAGGGGAAATAATATATTTCTTTGGAAATCATCAGGACGTATCTCAGCAGGAGCATTTTGTTTATAGAAATATTTAGCAAACCCTTTTGGTGTGCCTATAGAAGATAAGTAAGTATCATATGTTAATGCAGACACAGGCAGAATAGTGTTCTGATTTTTATTAGCTAGTATATGTGAATTTATTAACTGATTTGGATAAGATACATGCGTTCCACTTATAGTCTGCTCGTCTGCAAAGTAGAACTTGGGAATAATCTTCTTTAGAGCATCTAAATAATTTCTCTTAAAATACGTCTGTGGAGAACTTATATTTTGGACATTATTTTTAGATGAGACTACTGAAACTATTTCAGGAATAATCTTATCTAAATCATTGAACCTAGATTTTTTTACATATCTTCTTGCCATTAAATTAGAACAGTATTTATTGTAAAGTTATTTAATTGAATAATTTCATTAAAATCTACTTCGGTTATTTCTGGTAGATTATCCACGGTGGAGTATCGCACGTTAGGTAGTCTGAATATTTCTCTACTAAGCTCAGTAGAGATAAAGGCTTTTCCAAAATCAGTATTATCCAATAAGAAGTGATTACGAATAACTCCAGCAACTTCTTGCTCCACTGTACTTTGGAAGTTTTCTAATTCTCTATCTATGCGTATAGTTACTACTATATCTAATGTCCTAATAAGGCCATCTACCACGGCTATCTCATCAGTTAACATCTTCTTAGGTTCTATTTCTGCTAATAAAGATTCTTTAAATGTAGTTGAGGCTTTCTGTAGTCTAAGCTCATCTAGCTTTTCTAACACATATACATCAATAATGTTTGCGGAAGAGAAAGCATCTCGGACGGCAGCGGTCGTCTTTCCTATAGTTCCTTGTTTACTTCTAAAAGTATTTCCTATAGCAATAAAGTCCTGTAAAGTTACTACCCTGTCTTGCCTTCTAAACGTATAGGGGGCGTATTTTTTTGCATGTTCGGAGGTCTCAGCTTCCGACCCACCAGTTGCAGCAGTTACGTTCTCCGTAGTAAATGTTACGGGGTCGCTATTATCATTACGTTCCCCAGTAGTCTCCACGTTAATAAACTCAGCACCAATATTGCCCCGACTTCCTCCCCCAGTCCTATAGGTTACGGTGAAGTCAGCCCCAGCAGGTGGGGAAATACCTAATGCGTTGTCTCCAAAAAGTAAAGTAGCAGCATAAGAATCGTCATAAATTACTTGAAAAATCTTATCCGTTCCTCCTGAAGCCGAGTATAGCCTTTCAACTTGCGTATATGCTCCTCTCGCAGCATCATCAGCATTTGGAGTATTTATAAATACCTGTATGCTCCCTTCGATTATGGGGTTATCCGTCAAAGATATTCTCTTGTTACCCTCTAAAGTATCGAAGACTCCCTTTTGTATACTTAAAGACCCCTCCAGCATTGCCACGTTCGTAAATACAGAACTAGGATCTCCTACTCCTGCATTATCAGCCTCGCTACCTGCCAACTCAAAACTAGCATTAGTATTTTGTATATCTTGAATAGCATTATTTTCTATTTTATAAAGAGAATAATTAACAGGCGCACCATCATCCTTTGAAGTAATAGCAAAAACTCTAGATGTGGGAGGAAACTGTATTGGGTATGCGGCTGCGGATTGGTTTACTGTTGCTGTAAGTTTAGCAGATGCCGCAGAACCTAGTGGTCCTCGCATGTCAACACCCACAAGCTCAAGCAGCTTTTTTAAATTTTCTCTGCTCTTTACAGTTCTTAAATAGTTTTCGTTTGCAAGCATATCTCCCTTTAGAGACATTACCGCTCCCATATATGCAACTACTTCAATAAGCATTAAGCCCAAATCAGACTCTGAGTAGTTCTGGTAGTCCTCAGGGTATACTGCTTTTATGTAGTCTAGAAGGTCTTCTCTGATTGTATAGAAGTCCGTACCTGCATAATCAATATATTGTTGCTTTTTCCGATCAGGGATCGAAGATAGCTTCATAAAATCTGTGCTTACTGTTCCTGAAAATGCCATTATCTTACACCAACTTCCACATCAAATATATCTAAAGATTCGTCTAATAGTTGAAGTGTTAGATTTACCATCAACTCACTCCTGTTAGATTGAAGCTCATTAGAGAATACTTTTAAATTCAAAACCCTTACAATACTAAAATATTTATTTAAAGTTTTTAAAATATCATTTCTTATTAAGAAGTAAGTAGTTTCATCTAGTGGCTCAAAAACATACCTCTTCAGGGACATACCATAATCTGGCAGCATAATTCTTTCTCCCTTTTCGCACAGGAGAAGCTGTCTAAGATTATTTCTAATTAAATTAACCCCATAAGACTTACTAAAATAGCCTCCTTCGCTTGAGTTGTTCTGGAGGACAGCAGGACTACCTGTTACCTTAGAGAATGATCCCGTCAAAGGATAAGAAAAACCACTACGCCTCTTGTGCTTTGAGACAGCGACCTTTTTGACAGCTAGGCTTAGTGTAGCCCCGTAAGTGTTATGTGTTGTTGTTACAGCCATTATGTTCTAATATTTTCAAAAAATCCTTTTTGGGCGTTATAATTCTTAAGGGCGTCAGAAGAAGTTATAGCCTTGTTATATAGCTTTAGACTACCTAAGAACCCATGCAATCCACTTTTTTTACCACCCCACTTGCCTCCCATAAAATTCATACCTTCGTTAGAGTTAGGTACATACAAATTAGTTAAAGCTTTTGTATGCATCCCGTCCGTGTAACCTCCTCCAATCATCCAAGGAGTTAGAGACATTCCACCATTTCCCTGTGGTACAGGACCGTTCCAATACCAGAAATCCCTGTATCCTAAGGATTGGGGAGGAAATCCAGGAGCATTCGGAGGAAGATCATCCTTAAACTCTACATCGTAATTAAAAGATTTGGTATCAACCATACTTGGAATATTAGGAGAGCCTCGTGCCCCAAACACACTTTTTACACTTTGAGACTTTAATAAGTTACCGTTCAAATATATACTAACAAGATCCTGGGAATAATCAACAGTTACAGTAGTTAGTACAAAAGTTGCGGAGCAGTCATTCAACTTATCTCCGTTAGACGTTACCGTTGAAGTATCAACTGAAATTCCATAATATCCGCTTGCGGGGACCTTATCTTGAGCACAGTACTCACCATCTGCGGAGGCAGCAAGAAAAGTTATTCCACTAGTATTGATGGATTGGGTTGGGCTCATGTGAAACATAAGACCGTCTGTAATAGCATTATCGCTGGGATTATTAGTTGGGGCTGCGCCTTGCGTTATTCTTCTATCTCTAGTGAAGCCCATCAACAAACCCCTAACTACTTTCGACCCGTACTGGGGACCAGCGACCCAATTATCATTTAAAGAAGAAAAATCTCCACCCCTATTTTCACACCCTAAAACAACCCTGTGAAGGGAGGATAAAGAATTATCAGAATTCCAACCTAATCCTGTGGGGGTTCCTAAATCAGGTACATGGGACCAGAACTCAAACGTAGCTCCTCTATTATTATAAAGAAGACTATCAATATCGTCCCAACCACTTTGTATTCTACCATATCCATAAGGTCTAAAAGGAGAGTATAGATACTCATTGTTGGAAGTATAGTTATCTACTTTTGGATTTCCATCGCCATCTACGCCCGAAAAGAAATTACACACACCTCTAAAGTAGGGTATTCCTATTCCAGAAGGAAACATAGAATCAATAGAAGAGGCAACGATCTGTGCTGGCTTGTCCTCAGAGGAACTCGTAACACCGTTTATTGTAAAATATTTATCAGAATCTGGCTTTACGATATCTGCATCTAAAAAGTTATAAATTGCAACTAATCCCTCAGTTGTAATTCTATCATCTAAGGATAATACAGTTCCACTAGTTCCACCTACGGGATAGTCTGAGGTTATTATGTTTCCAACCCCTACAGGAGGTACTAATAGCTCATTGGCAGTAAAAGCATCCTGTGGTATGTCACTTTTAATAAACTCAGGACACAGAGGCAAAACTATGCCTGATACCTCCCCTGGCCTAAATATTAAAGTTTCCTGCTTACCTCGTTCTATAGCAAGCTTCCCAGAATCTAATGTTTTGAAATCATTTATTGGAATTTCACCCTTTTTAGCGGGAGCATCGCTGGGAGACAGGAGGACATGAACTTGAATTTGCTTTTTTCTTCTATTTATTTTTGAATCATGCGTAGAAATTTTAGCGTATAGTATTTGTCTTTGATTACTAAGAAGGGCACTGTCCTCTGCATACCCACTGGCTTGCAACTCCCCGATATAAGCAGATAGGTCATATATCTCCCTATTCCTTTGGTCGGTGAGTACCTGCAAGAACTGGTCATCATCATAAAACCCCTGCATTTGAGGACTTTCGTCTATCTGGTCCGTATCGAATGCAGTATCAGCCCATTTATTGAAAGTACTCCAAGTTACAATTTCACCCTTACCACCAATATTAGGATTATGCTCGTGTGTCCACTCTAACATCTTAGGAGGAACCCCAGTTCCAGCAATCGGATTCCCATCGGTATCGTAATATACGGCAGAAACTATATTACTAATACATCCAGTATAATCTAGCCCTCCTCCATAGGAATCATAATATACACCCGTCTTTGAAAATAGGAACTGACCCTTTAAAGATTTTGGAGGCAGCATACCACTTGCATTAACAATGTCCGTAAAAGGATTTATATCCCCATCTAAAGGTACGATGGGTAATCCGTCAGGACCTAGTTGCGCCTCTATCAAATTAAACGAGGTATTACCAGCCAAAGCCTCTTCTAGGGTTTTTCCAAACCAAGGACTATTGGGATCTTCATTTACTAAATTAGAAAAGAACGCAGGTTCGGGATTATTTTTTGGATCCTTCTGCCTAGCTTGCTTTATGTCTTCAATTACTTTTACTTGGTCTAGACCTTGCTTTATGAACGCAGATGCTTGCTCCATAACTTCTTTGTTGTCGTCAAACACCTTACTAGCGGCCTCTAACGCAGGAGGGGGGGCTGGGAACTCACCAACTGGAAGACCCGTGACTGGATCTATCATAGAAAAGCCAGCGATTTTATCCGCTATAGCAGAGGGACCTTTCTGTAGGGCAGAAAAAGAAGATAATTGATCAATACAGTTTTTAATCTCATCAATCTGATCTAATACATTTTCCCCAATTACCCAAGCTTCGGCTCCAAACCCTATAATGGTTCCCAAGCCATATAAATCATTAACCCCTTGGAGGAGATCTTGCTCAACTCCCATATTAGACGAACTAGACACAAAAACAAATCTACCAAGGTTGGTATCATACTCAACAATACCCGTATCTAAGAATACTCTGCGTGTTATGTCCTTAAATATGGAATCTGCTAGGGCTACTCCGTCCTTTATTCCCATGTTAATAGAATTAAGCACAGGGGAGGGAAAAGCTGCTAATGCTTCTTTGGCGAAGTTCATCATACATCGCGGAACCCCAAACTGTACCTGTAAAGCATCTAATACAGGAGTATTAGATGTTGTTATGATGGATGCGGCTTTTGAAAAATCGAATGTTGCCATAATTAAAACTCTGGACCTGGGTGGGGTAAGTTCAAGTCAATTCTTTCCCCGTCAATATAAACATTATCAGATCCATTTATATCTACTAAAGGAGCATTTATTTCTACTTCCTCTTTACTTTGAATAGTAATTTTCCTATCTGCTATTATATCTACTGTTCCCCCCGTCTCTACAATAACCTTACTATGGGGGCCAGGAGCATGTATGTGTATCACCGAATCTACTTCCATTGCACTTAAAGATATGTTATTATGGTGGGATAATAATTGAATACACCCCGTAGTTTCATTACCAAATTTCCCTGCCCTACTAGCGTAATACCCACCATTTCCTGGGTCTCCTAGTCCGTTTGCAGGAATATTATCAGCAAATGGGTTGAACTGCGCCTCATATCTCCCATCAGGGTTGGTGTGCAAATCACTTCCATAAGCCGATTTAGAAGTAGATTTATTCTCTATCTCTATATTAAGCCCATCTTCAATCCAAATATGAAATCTATTTAGTAATGTATATAGGTTTACGGGACCGTGGGTCCTCATGTGGTATTCCCCTGCCGCGAACGGACTCTGGTTGCTTAGACCTGTGCTCCAAATAAAGAAATCTTTTCCTCTATGTTCATTGGTCATTACAATCCCGTCTACTATGGGAGAATCTACTAATTCAAGCCTCTTCCCAGAACCACTATGGAACCCCACTCTATGGTCTTGGTAGGGGCGTTGTCCTTTATTTCCCTTATACCTATTGGAAATCATCCAAGAATCACCTCTTAGAGTCTCTAATCCATATTGTTCGGGGATTACACCTTTGGCATCATACATTCTCTGGAATCTAGAGGGCCAATGGCTCCAATTTTGTGGAGTATTTGGACCACTTCCTCCCCCAAACATCTGTTCCCAAATCCCACCAGCGGGTCTAGCAGCGGATCCTTGGCCGATGGGGGGTCCAGCTAAACCTTCTTTGTCTTTATCCACATAAGCAGTTGAATAGGTTCCTTCCTCTGTTTCCTCAGGAGAAATTCCTCTATTCATCCCTGGAATATGGCCCATAACGCTCCCTAAATAGTAATAACCCCTTATCATTCCGCTCTCTTTAGCAACCTCGTCCTCATAAGCTACCAAAACTTGAGAACCATCCTCTGGAATCATTATCATAGCGGCCTTATCACTACCATAGGGTGTAACATATCGAACAGACTCCCAACGAGAATACTTTCCATCTCCTAATTTAAAAGCTACTTTAAATAATCCAGTTTCCGTAAAATCAGCCTTGCTCATTACGGTTCCTACTTTTAGTCTAACTGCCATTGTGAACCTCCGCTGGGTCCTCTGGTTCTCCAGAATCGGAATCGAGATCGGAAACACCCTCTGGTTTTGTATCATACGCTCCTGGTCTAACTATTAAGAATTCAGATTTAGCATTACTGTTACTAATGGTATGTTTAAATCCCATCATCTTATATGCTCCAGAGAACCAAGTAAGGTGTTTTTTTGATAAAAGATTAGTGTTACTATTATTTTGATTAAACATTTGGGGCTCTATACATAATAATTTACACGGCTTAGTAATTACTCTTTTCATATTACATAAACTAAACATAGGTATAGTTGTTATATTGCCTGTGAGGGTCATTTCTAACATCCTATCCATAATCCTAGCATAATTAGAAATTGCTGCCTGTGATGGATCTTTTCCTGGATATATTTTTTTGGATTTAGGCCATCGCGCCCCGTCGCCGATACCTGCTTGCTCAAATAAAGTAGTAAATGCATCAAACAGAAGCTCTATAGCCTTCTTCTTCTTAGCAGTTGGGTCCCACGATATCTTCTTCCGAGAGGGGACGGCTCCTCCTCCTGGAGCACCCATGCGATTGTTGCCATAGGTTGTCTCCCAACCCGAACTCCCCTCCTCCACCACAATTTGATGTGCACTTGAGGATGTCTTTTTCCCTACAATACTCCAGTTATTCATATCCTCGAATTTTCCAGCCTTTCGCATTGCATTAAATACCAACTCCCACTCCCCAAGCCCATTTATGTCTACCGACTCTGCTTTGTTGTCCACATGTAAAAACGGCAACGCTATTTTCACAAAATCCACAGGAACTCCCCAGACCTTATCAATGTTATCAAAATCTATTTTGTTAAAGTTCTCCCACATTGTGTTGTATGGTGACTCAAAACCCAAGGGCACTATTGCATCAGCTATAGCGGCACCAGTATTGATTGAGGGTTCGGCATTCGTTAAAAGGGTCATATATTGTTTATTTATATCTATATCAACCCCTAATACATTTGAATTTTTGGTTCCAAAAGCAAAAACAGGTTGCCTCTCTAATGCAGAAGGGATCTTTTTAAGTTTGGTAGAAACAAGAGAGTCTTTAAGTATGGACATATCCTCTGACAGAAAATAATCATCTCCCCCACCACGACCTGTAGGTCCAAAGGGTGCAATCCAAGGACTGGGGAATGTATAATCAAAAACATCTTTTATATAAGCCTGAGAGATGTTAGCACCAAAGGTTGTCTCGTCCGCTGGGTTTAAATTTCTTTCTGCTAGTGCTAATATTTTACGTTGTAGCCCTTTTATACTTACTAAACCATCGTCATCTTTCTCTAATAGAGATTCTGCTCTACTGCCTAATTCTCCATGCAGGAAAAGATCAACCATATCATCACTTCCCCAAATAATAACTTCTTTGGAGCCGTCTTTTATTAAACCATGTTTTAGCATTAGTTGTATAATATTGAAGTCTGTTTCTACAATAAGTTTAGGGGGTTTCATGCTGGGTAAATTAGATGAATAATATTTGTCATTGGGCTTTAAGTTTTCTTGGGCACCCTCCTTACGAATACTCATCGGAAAATCTCCAATTTTACCAGCTAAAGACTCTGATACTTGCTTTAATTTATCTTCAAAAGTTTTAGCCACATTGTCTACTTGGACTCCTACTTTAAATGTAGTTTTTTGAAAAAACTCATCTTTGTGGTCGGAATCTGGGATCTTCTCTATGGCACCGTAATGATTATTTCCAATAGCCGCATACCCACCATCTTCTCCTTCTCTATACTCTACTAAATCTAAACCTATATCCTCTAATGCTTCTTTCCATACACCGAGCGTGAAGCCATACGAGCTCTTCAATTTTTGAATTTTTGCCTCATCTTTTATACTCTTAAAAAATTCAAAAAACTCTAAATCCAAATTTGGGAGAAGAACTATCACATTTTCCGTATTGCACCCCTTCTGTATAAACTCTTTCATACAACTAGATATAGCTTGATGTAGGGATGGTTCATACCAGACACTGGGGTTAAATATTCCACGAAGTCCCTCCGTCAATTTGCCCTTAAATATATCTTTTAGTGGCACGGTAAGTGTGAGTTCCTTAAAAAAAGAAGTATCATCTGCTACTTTATTATCAACTTCTTCAAACAATCTTTCATTCCTTAGTAAAAAATCTTCTTCATTAAAGATCCTGTGAGAATACCCCTCAGTAATTGTACCATATCCTAATTCCCCCAGAGGGCTTATTCCTAATTCTGATAAATTTGGATGAATACCAATTGCAGTATATGATAATTTTATAGTTCTTACCCCCTCAGTATTAAAATTATATTCAGCTCCCATGAGCTTTCCAAAACATTGAGGGGCACACCAATCCTTTAAATTATCTCCCACCCCGTAGGCTATAAATACAGGTTTTTGTATGGCAGCAGTATTGGTAGTTGTTATAAGTTTTTGTAACCTAATCTCTTCATTAATCGCACCTTCATCCAGCTTGTCCTTTAATTCTTTCAATTCTTGCCTAGACTTTTCTAGTCTTTCTAAATAAAACGCTTGGAGTCTTAAATAACCTGGATCAGTATTTTTACTGCTGCTGATACCCGTCTTAGCTGCCCATGCCTTATAGTTCTTCTGGTTTTCCTTAGTCTTTTCTTCGACGGCTCTCCTTAGCAAGCTATCCTTTGGATCTAAATCATGTTCTATATCCAATCTCAAAACTTTTTCTTCAAAGGTGCCGTCTGGATCTAAAAATTCTAATTCTATAAGCGCACCCTTCTTACTATTGCTAAGACCTAATTGGTGAGTTAGGGACACAAAAATAGACATAGGAGCATTATCAAAAAATTCAGCATCTTTATGATCTTTTCTAAATATGGCTAAACTATTATATTCTTGAAAATCTTTCATGACCTTGTAATCGAAGGACATGATTATATTTACGGGAGGTACAGGTTGCATGATTTATTATAGTTACAAAGGAATCCGTATGCTATCTCCCGATTTCAATTGTTCAAAAATATCGAAAATATTGTTTCTTTCACAAACTACCCACCATAGGCTTGGGGTGTCTGAGAATAAGTTAGAAATTAGTTCGGGGCGATGTTCGTACCCTCTAGGAATTACTCCATCCTTTTTAACAAATATTTCATTATTAGAGCCTCCATAAGTATTTTCATACCCTCTACTTCCTACAGATGTTGGTATTTTTTGTCCTCTATGCTGGATAGCGTTACCTAAAGCCCTACCTCTTCTTCCTGATATTTGGCTCATATCTATTAAATCTCCTTGGGATCAGTGGTATACGGATCTGCTATTGCGGACTCCCACCCTGCTACATTATCTCTTTTTACTATATGAGACTCTTCAAACTTTTCAAAATCACCAATACGAACTTCTTCTAAGTTTAAATCTATAGTAAGCCTTCTGGGTGTTAAGGTCCCTAGGTCGTACCCCGCCATCTCTTCCCACCCCAAATTATAGCTTTTACAGATACAAGGTACACTTCTATACATTGTTCCAAAATTTAATCTAATTAACGGAGGACCCAAAAGAGGGTTTTCTACATTATTAGCTACAGAAGTTCTTAAAAGGGCAATAAAAAAGAGTAAAGTATCAATAACTTCAAAGTTTTGTTTATTCATTTGTGATCTAGTATTATTATTGTCAATTGTCTTTAGTTTGTTCTGTAGACCCTCAGACCCAAGAGATCCTCCCAATGCTCCATTGAACTCTGGTCCTAGGTCTGGGACTCCAAAGTTAGTATAATCATCAAGATTTATAGAAGCTTTCCCTATTTTTGCAAGCTCTAATTTATCCCCATCTGATAAAAAGTTTAAATAAATGTCATTAACCTCTGAAGCCAAAGTACTACCCCCTGTAAATTGTTTTGTGGCAGGTGAGCCAAGGTCAAATAATGCTTTTTTTGCTTCCTTGCTGTTTCCAGTAAAAATTCTTAAAAATCTAACTATACCCATTTCATGCATAGCTAAATGAGGTAGTGTGAAAGTGGATTTAACCTTTATCTTCCTAGATTTAGCACCCAGATAAGCATACATAGATCCAACCCTATTAATTGGATTATACTCCGCATAATTAGCCGTTTGTGTTTCCGTTATCTTTGGATTTTCATAAAAGGGTAGTCTAACTATCGTATTATCTGACTTAGAATTTGACGATGGATAATGAAATTCCAAAAAAGCTCTTTTATCCAAAGCCCTTCTTGCATTAATTGTTCCTAATGTGTCTGCCATTATTACTTCCTCATCTCAGTGGGTCTTGTTTTTGTGTTTTGAACTTGTTCATTACGCTGGCTATTAGCTGTACTTCTTTGCTCGTTAGCCCCATCTAAAGAATCGTTTATACTTTCAAGTCTTTCCACCGCTTTTTTCAATAGTTGAACCTGCTCGTCTTGGGCAGAGGAGTTTGTGCTTGTAATGGATTCAGTAATAGATTTTATATTAACAGCACCCTTTGCTGCAAAAGCAGAAAACATGCCTATTGCATGTAACTTAGCCATATCTTCCTCTGAAAGATTATTCAATGATTCTTTTAATGCGCTAAGAGCCTTAGGTATAGTAAATAAGGCATCTGCAAGGTTTATTATTTGGGGGGCACTTTTAGCTATTAATGCTAACTGCTCAAACGGACTTTTAACACCAAAAAGACTCCCAATGCCAGATATAAGACCAGCTTTAAGGGCTATTACTGAAAAATAGAGCAACGCAAGTCCTAAGATAGGTAACACAACTGCTAATCCAAGTAAATTCATTAAAGGAATATCACCAACTTTAGCCAAAGAAACTATAAACATATCCGCCGCTGGTGCGGCCAAATTCATAGCATAGGCTAAGGGAATAAGAGCAATCGCCATAATAGCAAATGCCCCAGCTCCCGCCACTAGAAATGGTCCGAAAGACGAGGCCATCATTCCTACAGCGACAAACGCAGCCGTTAGTACTGTCATTCCTGCCGCTAATATAAAGAAGGTCTCCCACCCCACCCCCTTCATCATATTCAAAGCAAATGCGAGTGGGATAAGAGATAAAGCTAATATGCCAATAGTAACAGCACCCTTCATAGCGTCTGCACCACCCATAGCCTTTAACCCAGCCCCCAATCCCTTTAATCCCCCGCCTAACCCCTTCATCATTCCTCCACCAACCTTACCCGCACCACCTGCTGCTCCCGCTGCTGCCTTTGTCGCACCTCCACCAATGCCCATCATGTGTTTCAAAATACCTGTTGCTTGCTTTGCTTTCATAAAAGCTATCCAACCAGCAATTGCTCCAATTAATAATTGAATAGCTGATTTTAGTGCAGGAACCTTCTGTATCCAACCAAACACTTTCAAAATTCCTCCACCTACAAATATGAAAGCTTTTTGCAAAGGACCCAAAACCATATTTTTTAAATTTTCCCAAGTTTCGGTAAATTTCTTACTAACATCCTTCTCCTTGCTAACTAATTTTGCATAATCCCTAATGTTCATACCCCGCTTTTTTGCTTGGGCATCCATCGCATCATATGCCATCTTGGCTTCTAGTAATTGAGTTCCATGAAGCTCCGTAGCTTTTTGAAGAGCAAAAGCAGGATCCCTTGCGCCCCTTGTGAACTGCTTAATAATCTTCTTAGAATTTTCTCCCGCTGTTATAACTAAATCAAAGGCATTTTTAGTCATATTCCCCTCTTTGTTAAGAAGCCTCTCACGCTGCTTAGATATACCCAAGATACTCGACTGAACCATGCTAGAGCCTTTTGTAAAGGCACCGAGTAGCTTTGGACCAAGATGCGCTGCTGCGGGTCCTAGGGCTGCTGAAATCCGCACACCAGCCTCTTGCATTTCGGCCCCAATCCCTAGTGCACCAAACGAGCTTAACTGATCTTTCAGCCCATCTAGTGAATCCATAAGCTCCCCAGTGGTTACTCCATAGTTCTGCGACATAGATGCGGTGGCGGTGGCAAGGCTGGACATACCTTCTTGGGAAATACCTAAACCTGCGGTATTTTTAGCGAGTTGTCCTAATAATTTTTTAGAGTTTCCTCCTGTAATTTTTGTTAGGGCACCCAAAGTGGCGATTTCTTTATTGTTATTTCTTAACCCACTTTCAAACATCTCCATGCTTGTATCGACCGCACCAGCATAACCCTGTAAGTTACTATCTAAATGGGAAATAGTTGCGGCATTACGTTCAAGATGCTGGCCTAGATTCATTCCTCTAGCAAGTCCCCGCTCTTGTAGTTTAAAAGAGGCTTTTAGAGATTTAGTCATTTCAGCCCCCGTAAACGCTAGGAGTTGCTTAATCCCTGGGAGATTTTTTAGGCTCTTTTTTGCATCTTCTTGTTTTTTATTTAACTCTTCCGCTTTTTTCTTTTTGGCATCTCGGTCCTTGGCTTCGGTCTCGGATAGTGCGACTAAACGCTCTAAGGCTTCTTCTATTTTTTTTGATTTGTT